TAAAGTGTGGGGCAATGGCGTTTTATCCATTATCCTATCACTTTGCGTGTTATTCACCTTGACTATCGTGGTTATTTTGACCTTGATAAAAACCCCTGAGGAACTCATTTCTGAGCGACTCACGGACCTGTCAATTGAACGCGTCGTCCCGGATGAATTGCCGAAACTGACCTTTATGATGAAGGTCGGCCGGTTTTTCACTCCTGAACGTTAGCCCTCTGTGGGCTACTTCTACAACTTTCTCCAAAGGAGATATCGATGACCAACCCCAAAATTATGAGGGGTGATCCTAACCGTGATTCACGGTCTAAGGGTCGCAGTAAAAGGTTCGGGACAAAGTCCTGCGCCAATTACATACCAGACCACATCGGCCTTTCTTTCCAATGTGAGCTCATTCAACTTGTTGATAGGCTTGCAGACGATGAAGGTTTCAAGGGTAGATACTTAAAACAGGAACTTCTTTCGAAATTCTGTGATACAAGTACTACTCCTCCAGATGTGCGTGCAGTCGCCACTCTAACAAAGTGGTTAAAGATTGAACGGCACAACGCGTCTACTAATCAGCGAATCCAAATTGGAGATGCTGATTTTGGATATGGTATTTCGAGTGATGCAATTCTTGCAAAAGCTCGTCACATTATATCCTCTGTACTAGGTGATCTTGAGATACCGGAATTACTTGCCGGTTCATCTCACACCAATGGTGCAAGTACACGTGTTAAGCGGAGCGTTTGTGCATCCGCTGAGAAGTGCACTGGCGAAGCACATGTTTCTTCTGCTGCCCTACCTCACTGGTCCCTTATGGCGATTAACACACGCCTTGAGGATCAGCCGGTAGTGTTGCAGGAGTCTAGTGTGTTCTTCACTGTCCCGAAAAATGCGGACATTGATCGCGCGGCTTGTAAAGAGCCCGAGATCAATATGTTCTTGCAGAGATCTGTCGGTTCCCATATAAGGAAAAGACTGAAATTGTTTGGTATAAATCTAAATGACCAAACAATCAATCAAAAGCTAGCCCGCGATGCATTGCATCGTGATCTAGCTACGATTGACCTCTCTGCTGCCAGTGATAGTATCACTCGACAACTCGTCTTTGAGTTGTTACCTTTTGAGTGGTACTTCCTCCTGGATGACCTTCGTATGAAATCCGTGAAACTCCCTTCTGGGGATTATCACACCCTAGAGATGTTTTCATCTATGGGGAATGGTTTCACTTTCGAGCTCGAGAGCTTACTATTTTGGGCGTTAACACGCTCAATTGCTCACTCGCTTGGTACGAAAGGCCGCATTAGTGTTTATGGTGATGACATCATATGCCCTGCCAAAATGGCTCCTTTCCTCATCCAAATATTTGGATGGTTCGGCTTCAAAGCTAACGCTAAGAAATCGAACTGGACAGGATCCTTTCGGGAGAGCTGTGGTAAACATTATGACCACAATCAGGACGTCACCCCGTTTTATATACGGGAACCGGTCAAAACTAAGACCGACATCATACGCTTACTAAACCGTCTCCTTGAATGGGACGGCCGTGGGTTTGGTTTCTTTTTGAATCCAGATTCTGCTTCCTTTCATATGAAATGGAGCAAAGCGATTCCTGAGATTCTGTGGGGGGGTATTGACACTGAAAATGTCACTGCCCTTGTCACAGGTCACTCTCCGAGGAGCAAACTAGCGCGAAGATCGCGCAGTATTGTTCGTCCGGAGACAGGAGCTCTACACCATTGGTTTACGGTGCAAGAAGGTAGCGGCAAAAGCCGTTTATCTTACGAAACCTCAGTCCAGTGGTCTTATCCCTTTAGGGAAGAGTACATGATGAACTCGGAAGTGTTACAGCGACATGAGAGGACACTTGATAATGTCCTTTTTGACCGCTCACGACCTTTTGAGGTTGACAGTAAGGTACCTACCCGTTATTTTATAACGGGTACACCAAACTTCAGTAGTTCGAAGTCTGGAGTATCTTACAGTGAACGCACTGCATGGGACCCATGGTTTATTTATGGGTCTTGCACAGAGCACACTGATTGATATAATATCATCAGTGGGGAGCCTCTCGTGAGAGAGGTACCGATATGGTTGGGCTTCAGCATTGCTGAGGCCCGATCACGTCGACAGGGGGCGCTGCTTGG